GTTCCCCCGGGCCCGGTGCCTGCCGCGGCCAGCGCTCCCATGGTGATCCCCTTCCCCTTACGCCTGCACGGTAGCCGTGCGCCCGGCAGGCGTCCACCCCCACGTGACGCAGGAGACCGATGATGCGCCTGAGCAAAGAAGCGATCCTCGCCGCCGAGGACACCAGGACCGAAGAGGTGGAAGTCCCCGAATGGGGCGGGTCGGTGCTGGTGCGCGGCATGACCGGCCGGGAACGGGACGACTTCGAGTCCTCGATGCTGATCCAGGCCGGCGGGCAGGCCGGCCGGGACTTGCGGAACACCCGGGCGAAACTGGTCGCCAAGTGCGCCGTCGACGGCGACGGCCGGCGGCTGTTCGCCGACGACGACGTGGCCGCGCTGGGGGAGAAGTCCGCGGCGGCGCTGGTGCGCGTGTTCGAGGTGGCGGCGCGGCTGTCAGGGCTGGACGAGGAAGACGTCGCGGCCAGGGAGCGGGATTTTCCCGCAGCGACTGGGAGCGGTTCAAGTACGACCTCGCCGAACGGCTCGGCTGCAGTGTCGGCCGTCTCCTGACGGAGATGGACAGCGCCGAGCTGACCGGGTGGATCGCATGGGGGCGGCATAAGGCCGCCCGCGAACAGGAACAGGTGCCGGCGCGGCGCATGCGCGAACTGTCCGGGGGGCTGTGACGTGGCGACCCTGGAATACCTGGTCCGCGCGGTTGATGACGCCTCCGGCGTGTTCAGGAAGGTCGGCCTGTCCGCGGATGTGCTGGACCGGCAGCTAAGCGACCTGTCGAAGAAGGTCGCCACCCCGACGGTGGACCTGAACGACAAGGCGGCGGCGAAGAATCTGGCCGAATGGGCGGTGAAGCTGGACCGCCTGTCAACACGGGTCGCGAGCCCGAAGATCACCGTGGAGGGGCTGCACCGTGCGCAGCTGGACATCCTGAAGCTGGACGCGCAGCTGGACGCGCTGAACGGCAAGGAAGTCGACGTCACCATCGACGTGAACCAGCACCGGGGCATCTTCTCCCGCGTCTCCGGCATGGCCGGCGCCGCCGGGGGGGCCATCGGGAAGTTCCTCAGCGGGCGGTGGCAGGGCACGGGCGGCTGGGCGAGCGGGGCCGCCGGCGGCGGCGGCCTGGGCGCCGCGGGGCCGTTCGGCATTGGCGCGCTGATCGCGGCGGCGGCGGCGCTGACCCCCGCGCTGGTGCCGTTTGCGCTGGGCGGGGCCGCCGGCGGCGGCGCGGCGGCCGGGGCGCTGGCCCTGGGCAGCAAGGCCGAGCAGCAGCTCAAGCAACTGCAGGCATCGCTGCACTCAGCGAATCAGTCGGTGGCCTCCGCGCAGCGTTCCCTGGCGCAGGCGTCCCCGGGGCAGGCCCGTGCCAACGCGCAGTTCACGCTGAACCGTGCCACCGCGCAGCAGCAGAACATCCAGGGGCAGATCGCCGCGCTGCGGTCATCCAGGGGCCCGGAGCTGTCCGCGTTCGGTGCCCTGGAAAATGTGGGGCGGGGGGCGCTGGGCGTATTCAACCAGGCGATCACCGCCCGCAGCCCCGGGTTCAGCGGCGGCCCGGGCGGCCACCCGGGGTCGTCGTTCCTCACCGGGCTGACCGCCATCCTCCAGCAGGTCTCCGGGTTCGTGAAGTCGCTCGGCCCGGGGCTGGGCACCCTGTTCCGCTCCTCGCTGCCGTTCGTGACCGCGTTCGTCAAGATCATGGAACGGTTCGCGAAGATCATCCTGCCGGTGGCCACGCAGCTGCTGCGGCAGTTCACCCCCTACCTTCCGCTGATGACGAAGGGGTTCGTGCTGCTGGCAAAGGGCCTCGCCGGGTTCCTGGTGAACCTGGGCCCGGGGATGAAGGACTCAGCGATCATCTTCGTGGCCGCCGCGAAGGTGACGATGGGCCTGCTGCAACTGCTCGGGCTGGCCGTCAGCTACTTCGCGATCGTGATCGTGAAAACGGCCGAAGCCATCCGCAAGTTCGCCCGGAACGTGCCCGGCTGGTTCAACGAGACGCGCCACGAGACGGCGGTCATCTTCGACGGCATGCGCCACGACATCGCCCACATCTGGGACGTGATCTTCAATAACACGATCGGCGCGGTGATCCGCATCGACCGCGGCATCCTCACCTGGTTCGCCAAATTGCCCGGGCAGATCGTGCACGCCCTGCTCGGCCTCGGCTCCACGTTGTGGCACCTGGGCGCCGGGTGGGTCACCAGCATGTGGAACGGCATCCGGCACATCTGGGATAACGTCATCGGCTGGTTCAAGGGCCTGCCCGGCAGCATCCTGCACGCGATCGGGATCGGGTCGCCGCCGCGGTGGGCGATCAGCGCCGGCGAGTGGATCATGAAGGGGCTGCACATCGGCCTGTCCAAGGCCAGCGGCCTGCCCCTGGGGCTGGCGGCGGGGATCGCCTCCCGGATCGGCTCGGCCCTCGGCCACGGCACCGGCGCGACCGCCGGCGGCATCCAGGCCCTCGCCTACCAGATCGCCAAAACGCGCGGCTGGGCGAACCAGTGGGGCGCCATCCAGGCCGTCGAAATGGCCGAGGCGGGCTGGAACCTCCGGGCCAGGAATCCCTCGAGCGGCGCGTACGGGATAGCCCAGTTCATCAACGGCCCCAGCGAGTACTACCAGTGGGGCGGCAACCCCAACACCGCCGCGGGGCAGATCGTCGCGTTCTACAACTACATCGCGAGCCGATATGGCACGCCGGCGGCGGCGGCCGCGCATGAGGCGCGGTTCCACTGGTACGGCCGCGGTTTCGACGGCATCGTGAACCGGCCGACCATCTTCGGGGCCGGGGAAGCGGGGCCTGAACGCGTCACGGTCGAACCGCTCAGCCGCAGCCGCAGGCCCGGCGGCGCGATGGTGCAGTTCGGCGACGTGAACATTTACAACGCCACCGACGAGGCGCTGGTCCGGCAGAAACTGTCCTACGCCATCGTCGCCGCGGGCCTGGGCTCATGACAGTCACCGCGATCACCCTGACGGACCCGGCGTCGGGGTACAGCGTGCCGATCCTCCCCGCGGACGGCGTCGCCGCGCAGGTCCTCGACGTCGCGGCACCGGCCCGGGCCGTGGCCGAGGACCGGGTGGCGGCGCACGGGTCCTACGACGTCACCCGGTACCTGTCGGCGGCGGCGGTGTCCCTGTCGCTGCTGCTGTACCCGGGCGCTGCGCAGAACCCGGAGGACTTCCTCGACGCGATCGGGCCGCTGCTGAACCCGGGGCTGCGGCCGAACCTGGTGGTCGCCAACGACCAGTGGGACCAGCCGCGGCAGCTCACCGTCCGGTACGACTCCTCGGCCAAGCCGCTGTCGGACCCGTCGAACTGGCCGGTGCAGTTCTCCTTCCAGGCCCCGGCGGGGGTGTGGGAAGGCTCCCTGGTGGCGACGGCGGTGATCCAGTCGCTGATCGCCTCCACCACCGGCTTCGAGTTCGACCCCAGCACCGGCACCGTGGTCACGTCGGCGGGGTATGTGTTCCCGGCGACGTCGCAGCCGTCGCCCAGCCAGGTGACCAGCGAGGGCAACGCCACGTCGAACTGGCAGGCGCTCCTGTACGGGCCGTGTACCGGCCCCCGGTTCGCCAACGACACCACCGGGCAGGCCCTGGAGTTCACCACCGGCCTGGTGCTGCACCTCGGCGACTACGTGCTGCTGGACTCCGCGACGCAGACCGCCTACCTGAACTCCGACCCGTCCGGGTCGGTGCTGCGGTACCTGAACTTCAGCACGTCGGACTGGTGGCTGATCCAGCCGGGGCTGAACATTCTGCGTTACTACCCGAGCGCGGCGGACGCGGGGGCGCAGGCGCTGCTGTCATACCGTCCCGCGTGGTTCGCCTAGGAGGCGCCGGTGACCATCCACGTTCCCGCGTTCATGCAGCCGGTGGTCAGCGACGCGGCGATCGACTACTCCGCGCAGGAGTTCCGCCAGTTCGTCCGCTCCCAGCTGACCGCGGCGTCCGGCACGGGCGGCGAGCAGGGGGTCCTGTCCGCCGGGGGGTTCCAGGTGACGCAGCGCGGCGCGGGCGCGAACATGTCCGTGGACGTCGCCAGCGGCCTGGCGTACGTGGTCGGCGACGACGTGTCCAACCAGGGCACCTACCAGTGCTGGAACGACGGCACGGTCAACATCACCGGCTTCACCGTCCCCGGCTCGGGCACGTTCCACCACCGGGTCGTGCTGCAGGTGCAGGACAAGCTGAACAACGGGGCGTTCTCCGGATACGTGGCGAACATTGTGCCGGTGCTCGACACCGGCGGCGGCCTCCCCGCCGAGCCCGCCTCCGCGGTGACCCTGGCGACCATTGACATCCCGTCCGGCGCGTCGTCGATCACCAACGCCATCATCAACGACTACCGGCCGCGGGTCGGCCCCGTCAGCGCGTTCAAAACCTCCGACACCGCCCGCACCCACGCCACCAGCTTCGCCGACGACCCCGACCTGCAACTGCTGAACCTGCAGCCGTCGTCCCGGTACGCGTTCTGGGGCGACTTCCTCACCACCGGGTTCAACGACCCCGGGAACCAGGGGTCGCTGACGTGGAAGTTCCGCGTCCCCGGCGGCACCACCATGGAGTACTCGGCGATCCGCACCAACGCGGCAGGCGCGTTCGCCGGGTCGCTGGCGTTCGCCGACACCGACACGCCCAGCTCCCAGACGCTGGGCACGTCCACGGTGACGGTGGCCACCCTGCAGGGAATCATCGTGACCGGGAACCAGCCCGCGTACACGGTGCTGCAGTGGGCGCAGAACAGCGACTCGGGGACGGCGACGACGCTGAAATCGGGGTCGTGGCTGCGCGCGGCGAAGATGGGCTGACCTGGTGAGCTTCACGCCGGTGCGCCTCGACGGCGGCGGCTGCTGCAACGTCATGGTCATATCCCCGGACGGGTCCACGGTCGTCGGCGGGTCGGACACGCAGGGGTATTACGTCACCACGAACAAGGCGAAGTCGTGGACGGTGCAGAACACCGGCATCGGGCTGAAACCGTTTTACCGCCAGTCCGCGTCGCTGCTGTTCTCGGTGACGGAAACGTCCCCGCAGGTGATCTACTCCCTCACCGGGGAGCAGGGCCACGGCGGCGGCCTGCTCGCCGGGACGCTGGACGGTTCCGGGAACATCACCTGGGCGGTGCGGTCGGCCGTGCCGCAGGGCGCGGCGAACCACTGCGCGGCGCCGCTGCCCACCGACGGGTGGAAACGGTCCACCGGGCGCCTGCTGTACCAGGACTCCCTGTACCTGTTCGCGGG